GAAAGTTAGAACATCTATGTCAGAAAACTGCCTAACACTTTCAGGTCCTCCACCTATGATTTCTAATCTCAATTCCCTAACTATATCATTAGCATCATGCTTGGTTATACTAGCTATATCATCCAGCATAGGCTTAGTTGCATCAATGATGTCTCCTATAGCCTTCATATCATCAGGAGCAATTTCCTGTAAGGCTTTTAGGAAATGAACTTGCTGGTCATATGCTACTTGATTAGCACCAAGATAAGCCCACATATCATAGATATCTTGGAAGCTACCGATGTAGAATTGCTTTCCACCTATATTCATCTTAATACCAAGATTCTTACCTCCCATGAAAGGTATCTTCTCAGGTATCACTACATCTCTGGTTATGAATGGAACTTTACCTCCCTTGAATACTGCTGTTGTTCCTGTCTGAGGGTCTATGAAGGCTTGTGTTAGCCTGACCTGTCCTCTTTCAAATAGTATGTCCTCATAAGGAGCATTGGATAGTCCTCTGAATAAGCGGTTAGTTTCTGCTACTCCACCATAAGCCTTAGGATGCATTATCTCAGCTCCACCAAGATAACTTCTCATCATATTCTCAGCATAGTTCCAAGGACCAAAATTGAAGAATAGTAGCTGCCATCTAGCTATAGGCATTACTAATCTTCTCTCCAATGATACTACAGCTGAGGAGTATAAGATTCTATCAGCCACTCTACTATGCCATGATGCTGACCTACCAGCCTGCTGCATATACTGTGTAAGTGGGCTGTGAAGGTTAGCATATCTGGTAGCCTCTGACTTGTTGAATATGGACATAAGCATTTCTTTAGGAGTAGTTCCTTTGATAGAAGATATAGACTTCTTGACTATAGAATCTTTGAATTTGGTTATCTTAGCTGCCAGATTAGTAACAGACTCCTCAGTAGCCTCCCGACCTAATTCTGATATAATCTTGCCTGCAGTTATTCTCTCTCCTTGCCCACTGAATGAGTCTAGGATGAGAGTATTTATTCTAGCCATTCTACTGGTATCTACTAATATATCTCCTGCTACATCCTTCAGCATCTTGGATATAGCTATATCATCCAGATATCCAAACTCTAGCAGGTTAGCTCCTGCTCTGACCATCAGGTCATTACCTTCCATAGGTCTAGTGATAGCTGCTTTTATACAGGCTTCAGCAGTATCAGTAATATCCTTAGCTGTTAAGCCACCAAGATTCTTTACAGATGGAAATGCTCTATCCAATACTGCCTTGAAGTCCATCAGACTCTTTCTAGCAAAGTTTCTTGACATCTGAGTAAGAGTCTTGGGGATAGTATATCCTGCACCAGTTAACCAGAATGCACTCTTGATAGGAGCAGCAACTACCTGCACTCCAGCTTTGAAGATAGCATCCATACCAGAACAGTATCCTTGCTCAAGTGCTACCATCATAGTACCGATTCTAGTTCCAGCCCATTTTAGTCCTCTAGGTAATGCAGCTGTAGATAGTTTCCTGCCTACTGCTGCTACTCCTCCCCATCCTAGCCACATCATAGGGTCATAGGCAGAGTCAAGTATCATCTTCTTCCACCAAGGAGCATCCCAATCATTGAAGGCTTTAGCATAGGAAGACCAAGCACCTTCTCCTTGTTCACGATAGAACTCATAATGCTTAGTTAATTCCTTATCAGCATCATCCTCATAGGCAGCAAATAAAGCAGCACCGCCTATCAGACCAACCAGTGCTCCTACACCTGCTCCTATTGCTGTTCCTAAGCCAGGAATGATGGAACCTGCAGTAGCTCCTACTGCTGCTCCTAATGCTACTCCATGAGCAGCTCCTGCTGCTGGTGCAGGAAGATTCATTATTAGTGCTGCTGATATAGGCCTACTGATATTATCCCACCACTTCTGCATCAGCTCCACAGTAGCCATCATTGGCTGAGTTACTATCAGCTTAGCCCATTCAGAAGGAGCTAGTTCAGGAGTTTCCGCTAAGATAGCTCCTGCTTTTATCAGGTTCATCCTAGCAGATTCAATTCCCCAATCCTTAGCTCTTTGTTCTAGCCAATCTCTCTGGCTCTGCAATCCTTCATCAGTTATCTCCATCTCACTGAGCATGCTTCTTACATCTTCCTCAGTCATACCAGGAGGAAGCTTAGCAACACCAAACATAAAGGATTTAGCTATCTCATCTATAGTGAGATGATGAACTCCTCTCAACTCAAGCTTAGGAGATGTCAGTATCTCATTGAGTATAGTAGACTGAGCATCCAGTACATCTCCTTTATAGCCTTCAGGTAGAACATTAGTTAGTGGAGATAGCTTATCGTAAGTAGCACTTAGCCATGCTCTTTCATTATCAGTTAGTTCAAGAGATGGAGATATAAACTTCAGTACATCCTCTGCACTGCCTATCTCATAGAATGGGTCAGATATATATAGAGGTAATGTCTGCATTACTTCCAACTTCCAGCTGATAGATTGTAGTTCTCTAGATGCAGCATCAAACTCAGCCTGAGCTTCAACAGTTGCAGCTTCCTTGATTTCTTTCTTAACTCCTGTAGGCATTAAGGATTCTATAATATATGCTAGTGGACTCATCCTCATTCCCATTCTCAGGAATCCTTCAGGAACAGTATACATTACAGATGGTTGATTCAGCTTAGATTCAGCAGTTTGTAATCTGGTAAGAGCACTCTGATAATCAGCTCCAAATTGCCCAAACTCCTTAGCAAAACCAGTATAGTATTCAGGAATTTCTACTGGAACTGGGAGAGTAGATACTGCTTCTCCACCAGGAACAACACCAGTTGCTTCTGCACCTTTGAATGGGTCTTGCATATTATACCTCAGTTGCCTTGACTCTTTGACCAGATGGTAATTGAGGAGTTGCTTCAGGTCTAGCTAAGCCGAAGTTTCTCTGATGCTGACCAGATGCAGGTTGTTCCTCAGTAGGAGGCATCAGTTGTTGTAGTGCTAAGTCAGCCATCATGTCATATAGTTTGGAGGATTCCATATCCTTAACTACATTAGCCAGATATGCAGCCTGCTGTCTGTAGTATTGGATAAGAGCTATCATACTGTTAGTAGGATGTAGTTCAGCCTGGTCAGCTCTAACTCTTGCTCTCTCCTGTAAAGCATCTCCAATATCAGGAAATAGCTTCTGTGCTACATAACTATAACTAAGTCTGAAGTCAGGGTCTAGCATTCTTGCTGTTGTAGCTCTTTGTACTAAGTCTCCAGGTATCTCTACCTCATAATCAGCAGATACCATAGTATTCTCAGGTAGTGATGTAGGATATTTCCAACCATAAGGTTTGATACCTCTATACTTAATATCTTCTAAATCATCATTGTCTATATCAGATAGAGCATCAACTATAGCCTGATGAAATGGCTTCATTACTTGATTAGCAGATGCTGCTATCTGGCTCATTACATATGCAGTTATCTGACCTGCTACAGCACCGTGCATAGCCCAGCTGACTCCTCCTCTCTGCATCATAGCTTCTAAGTCAAGCTGGGTACTTCTCAGTTCCAATGGTATAGGAGGAGTAGCCATAAAGTCTACAGCATCATCAGGACCTCCTCTGAATATAGCTCCCCGTCTAAATACATCCTCAGGTTTTACTATAGGTTTACCACTCCTACTACGCTCAAAGATTCTTGGCTGGGCAGTATCTCTTAATAGTTGTAGACTAAATGACCACCACTTATTCCAAGTCTTGTAGATATTCTCATTGGTAGCTATGATAGATTGCCCTAGCTCAGCCTTCCATCTATCACCAGTTACTTCCTGAGTCTGTAGCTTGAGAGTAGAGGAGTATGTTGGTAGATAACCTTCTGTTAGACTACCCATATCAGGTAGTCCTCCTACTGGAGCTGTATAGATGGGAATTCTCTTGAATCTGGTAGGTTCAAACTTAACTAAGCTATCTCCTATAACTATAGCGTTCCATGCTATTGCAGTGAATGGGAAGTCATTTGCTATCTCCATCCACCAGTAGTCATATAATACTATATTATTACCAGCAGTAGCCTGCCACTGAGAATAAGGAGTACTTAATGTCCAGTTGTTTCTCCTAGCCAGATTGATAGCTTGCTTATTAGTGATAGTATAGATATGTGCTACTTCATCTAATCCTAACATTCCATCCCACATAGGATACACTTCCATAGGATTTATAGGCTCCTTGTAAGTTCTGCTACCATCATCAGAGTTCATGCTAATCATAGCATACCAGCCAGTGGCTAGCATAAATCCTATGAATGTTCTCATCAGAGATTGTCTAGGATTAGCTCTGCGGAATGTATCCTTAGCATCCTTCCAGCTAACTTTGAAGTACCTGCTGACATCTGCTACAGCATTAGCTACCTCAAAATCAGACATATCATAGTCTTTAACTCTGTGAGGAATATAAGTATCTAGTAGATGGAGTGTAAGGTTATATAATGCTCTCGGGTCATTACCTACAAATGATTCCATCTTATCTTGCTTAAGCTCATCTACCATTTCTATGAGCCTATACCAGCGCTTCATGGCTTCATTTCTAGGATTCCAGAATTTCTTAAGCTCTTTACATCTAGATACTACTTCATTTATATCTCGCTTCATAATACTACCTCTAATACTAACCTAACTGCACCTGCTATAGCAAAGATGAAAGCAGCAAAGCCTATAACAGTTCCAGCAGAGTAGTAGTGGTGTTCACTTTCAATATCCTGCTTCAGCTCCTCATTAGGGTCATATCTGGATTGCCAAGGACAGAATCCATCAGCTATCCCTTCAACAAAAGCATGCCATTCCTGGTAGGTATCCATGAAGTTTGCAGGGTTAAACCAGCCAAAGAATCCTTTGATATTCTTCTTATTTATATGCAGAAGTTTCATATTATTACTACTGCTCCTTCTAACACATAGAATGGTAAGTCCTTATCCTCCCAATACCATATCTGGTCATTCTGAGGCTCCAGCAGCATTACCTTCCTATCAGGAAAGATAACTATATTGTAAGCATGCCCAGCTTCATAATCTAATACTATGCCCACCTGGTTTATACCAAACTGGTCAGCATGAGCCTTGAAGGATATAGCAAAGTTACCGCACCTGAAGAACTTATGATACTCAAGCTGGTCTATCCAGTCCCATGCTACAAAATCTAGAAATTCGGTTTTGTTTGTTAATCTGAACTCAGAACCTAGTGGTAGTCTGATAACATTAGCTTTGAAGAGACTAAGTACATCCTGAACCCAGATGGTATCCTTCTCCACAAGGTATGTTAGTTCTGGAGGAACAGGTCTAGGTAACAATTCCTCCATCTGTTTTATCTTCTTATTAACTTCCTCAAGCTGTATAATACACTTCTGCCTAGCAGAATTACAATCACGAAGAGCGTTATTACAGGATTTACAGAATATACTATCTAGCATCTCTATCAGTCCCATATCAACTACTGCCTATTATCTTCCCCAACTTTCATGCCATCCTGCACTTCCAACATATCCTCTCTGGATAGGCTGAGCATTTCTGCATACTATAGCAATAGCACCACAGTCATGGTGGTCATCTGCTCCTACTACTAATATGCCACTCTTGATATTAGCATTTCTGCGGATATTCTTACACTGACTCCAGAATCTAATGTCCTGACAGTCTATATGTTCAAGATGTCTGCTAACTTCAGTAATCATATAAGGCTTAGTGGATAGGTTAGTCTGCCATCCTATAGCTCTGACAAGCTTACCTGTCCTTACATCCTCCCTATAATATAAGTCAGGATAATCCCTAAGATGGCTAACTATATCTAGGTTATCCTCTGGTGCTATTACAGCACCATTGTAATAGTGTGCTACTTCCTTCATCAGCAACGCCATCTCCCACTCATCATAGAAGCCAGCTAATGTAGCACAATGTTGCATAACTGGAGGAATCTCATTGTTATCCTTATCCTTATATTCATCAGTGAAGTGCCAGACATGACCTACTGATTCAGATGTCTTCCCCTTGCCTGGGTCTATAGATACTATGTAGCCTAATCCTTCCTCCTTATCATGCCAGATATCTAGTGTAGCTGATACAGTATCCTTGGTTCTAGAGTCAGTAGCTACTATATTCTTTTGGATGGGAGCAGGAATACACTGACGAATCTTATCAGTTATAATATCAGTATTGTATGCTTGGTCTCCTGCTACTAGGAAGCATGTTTCATCATCCTCAGGGAACTCCTGCTCAAATAATAATACTGTATCTCCACTTCTTCTAAGGCTAGCCATCTCTGCCTTCTTATATCTCCTCCACCTTAGCTTAGCCATAGCATCATACTCATCAAAGCCATAATGAGAGATGAGTACTTTCATCAGTAGTATCTCATCTGACTGCAGCATAGGTAGTGGGTCTATGTTATCCTTGTTTAGGCAGAATGGGTCATCTGCATACATGATATACTCAGGATGAATGAACCAAGGATAGAAATGAGGCTTGTATACTGACTGTGATACTGCTGTTCCTTCTTTAGCTGCTCTATATATCTCACAGTGAGGATTATCTTCACCATTAGCAGTAGATTGTATCCTTACCTTAGTTCCCAGCTTCAGTGGAACTCTCTGAACTGCTGAGCTGAATACTTGCTCATGTGTGCCTAATAGCCAGAAGCCATATTCATCTAATAGCAGATTATGTATAGCTTCTCCTCTACCAAGTGTGTAGCTTCTGGATGAGAAGATATACATGATAGAATAATGTCCAGTATCTCTATCCTCCCATGTTAGTTCCTCAGCTCCCTTGTGCTCCATCCTGGGAATAGATGGTATCTTCCTTTCCAAGAACTGATGGAATCTCTTAGCTTTTATAATTAGTCTCTTAGCACTGGTCTCATCATAGCTGATTACTACTGATACAGTGCCACTGATAGTGATATTGTCTAGATAGAAATCAGCCAGATGGAATGATGTAGCTCCTACCTGAGCAGGCTTGACATAGACATCTCTATATCCTGATGTTTCTAGCATATCTAGCTGGATAGGATTGAGAGTAAATGGAACAAGCTTACGCTCCTTATTCTCTATCTCCAGCAGAGACTCCATCATAAGCTTGCGATTAGAGAACAAAGCTTTAAGAGCTTCATCTTGAGTAATAGTCTGCATACAAGCTATTTCCTCTTTCCTCTATATAAATCTCCGCCTGGCTTTAATCTCACAGCTAAGGCTTTTCTGCGAGGAGTACATGTCTTCTTAGTCATAGGAGTACAATATCCCTTATGACTAGGATTGATTGCTGTTTGTAAGAACTTCTTACTTCCTCTAGCAGACCTAGCCTTCTTTGCACTTCTTGCTCTAGCCATATCTACTTCCTCCTATTAGAACCTTTACCTATACTCCTAGTTGTGCTACATCCTCCCCTGCCTCTATTAGCTCTAGTTCCTTTACCAGAACCATCTCTCCTTGGTATTCCTTTAGCCATTATTACCTCCTTAGTGTTTTCCATTCTGTCTTTGCAACCAAGTAGTTAATTCATTAAGAGCAGTAGTATGCTTCTCACGAGTAGCTTGGTCTCTGCTGATAATCTTATCCATCCTATCTTCCATAAATACTCTATCCTGACGAAGCTGCTCTGAGTATTGGCAGAGCTGATTCTCACTAGATTTCCTGTCTCTCCTATACATTAAGAAGATTATTATAGCTAATACTCCACCAACACCAAGACTACATATTGCTTCAATAGGTATCTCCACTATCTACTCCTTAATGTTCTTACTCTTGGTACTGGAGGTTTGCTATATCTCTGTCTCTTAGCAGTAATCCTACCTATACTCCTAGGCTCTCTTCTACCAATACGACTAGCCTGTGCTCTCCTAATGTTCCGTCTGGAGGCTTGAGCCTGTCGGGCTGTTATTGCTTTCCTTCTCATTAGTCCTCTTCAGTCTAATGGTATCAGTTCTGCTCAGCTCTATTACTTCTTGATTATCCTTTACGAACTTAGCAAAGTTGAATCCTGCTTCACCAACTCCTCTCATAGCCTGTTCAAGGATTTGTAGTTGCTGTGGAGTATATGCTGAGCGGAGTTTGAGTAGATATTGATGAGCTTGCTGAGGAATGACTCCTGTTCCTTCTATATCTGCCTCTAATGCTTGCTTGAGGACTCTGTAATCCTTCTCCAAGACCAACATGAAGTTTCTGAAGAAGTCTAGCTCTATATATTCCCTGCTTAATTCTTTGCGGATTTCAGGAACTCTTAATTCAAAGGATGAGAAGTCTGAAGATTGTCTCTGCTCCTCTAGCCAGCTAAGCTTTAATCCTAGCATATATAGAGCTTCTTCAGTAGTAAATCCACAAGCTAGATATCCAAAGTACTTTGCTCTGTTATCATCCTTTCTCCAGGGTAGGAGGGATTCAGCAATAGCTACTTCCTTAGGAGTATCTGAAGGCGTCAGTACAGAAGGTCCTTGACCAGTACCGTTCATACTATGAGTCTATCACATATTACTGGGGATGTCAAGGATATAATTGCGTATGATTATTTAATTATCATAGTAGATAGTAAGATTGACAACAGGATGCTAGTATGATATAATGTGTATATGAAGTGTGATTTATGTAACAGAGATAATCTAACTGCTAAGGAACTATCAATCCATAGGAAGTATTTTCATCAGGATAATCAATCAGAGCAGCAAGTGCAGACAGTATCTAGCAATGTATGCCCTGACTGTGGAGGAGCATTGATTCTACAGGAGGGATGTGAGTACTGCAACTTATGTGGATATAGTAAATGTGGATAGAGCTAGGTATATTCAAGAGAAATTACTTTACAAGCAAACCAATCTTAAAGCTTGTTAGGGATAAGTACGCTATTGAAGTGCTTATACAAATACTTAAAATCAGGTTCTATGGTAGGATAAGATGAACATATAATGGACATCTGGATAGCCATCTGCCGTAAGACTGTTCCTAAATGCTCTCATTGCGGAGAACCAATCCAGCTAGGAGAAATAATGATAGCTGGAAGGTTATGGAAGACTAAAGATGGTAGGACAAGAAGATGGGTAAAGAATTTTCGATGGCATGCTCAGAAGATAACACCAATAGGAATCAGGAACTGCTGGATGGAATCAGGACTGGAGTATATAAAGACACATCCTCAGGAAGAAACAAGAGGAAGGAAGAGATTACAACTATCAGAAAAGGAAAAGGAAGAAAGATTAAAGATACAAAGACAAAGAGCAAGATTAGTACAAAAGCTGAAGACACTAATGGAGGCTCCGCTAGACTCACAAGACACAGATATGGTGGTAAGGATAGGAAGTCAGATAGAGGAGTTAAAGGAAAGGATAAAGCCATTAGGAGGAATACCACCAAGCTGGCAGTAAAGAATGCTAAGGAACTAGGAATAGAGTGGATAGGTAGTTATTGTCCTGATGGTAAGCCTCATGTGCTGATAGGAACACATGACCTCTATGGTGGAAGTTTATTTAAGTGTAATAATTGCAAGAAGCATGTATGGTTGCCTATCTATATTAAGGATGCTGCTAAGCTTGATAGCCTCATTGACTATTTTGGAGCTACTGCTGGTTATTGTAAGTATCTTGATAGTAATAGGGATGCTAAGATGCTAGTAGCTAAACTACAAGACTTGTGGAATATGAGGAGTGAGAGTAAGATGAGTAATATAGAGTTTGCTAGGATAGTAGTTAGGGTTATGGAGGATAAGGAGTATGATAGAAAGGATGGTAAGTAGTTATGGCTGTTAGAGATAAAGTTACTAAGGAAGATTTTGATAAGTATGGTACTGTTGCTGCTGCACTAGCTGCTAAGCACAGGATAATGCTTCCAAGGAAGGTAGTGATTATAGCTGCTACTAAACTTCCTGATGATAGCTATACTGTTCTGTTTGATATTGAGAAGGAAGCACCAGCTAAGCAACCACCGCAGCAAGCTCCTGCTAAACCAACAGAACCTAGAGTAGCTATACTGAAGATTCCTAGAGGAGTCAAAGCTGATAAGTTGCAAGGATTGGTCAATAGTCTTGCTAATGTTATAGGCTGTGCAGTATTTGTTATGCCAACTGATTTTGAGGTATTGCTAGGGAATACTGCTAAGGAAGAATTGGAGAAGATACATAATACTTTGCATAAGATGCTAGGATTGGACAAGTAATGATAGAGCTATGTAAGTTCTATACAACTACTGGCTATCCTAACTTTAAGCCTAAATGCTTAGCTGGGTTAAGAGCTAATCTGAAGTGCCATAGCAAAAGGTCAGACTGCACCAAATATGAGCCTTCCCAAGAATGATTTTACAAATCCAAAATCTGTCTTCTCATCTAGTACTAACATCCCATCATCAAAGTTGGCTGACCGTATAGGCGGATTATTCTTTATCAGACAGGATATGGTCATGCAAGAATCATTCTCATAAGATATGTGGAGGTTGTGATATATCAAAGCAGGAATCATACACAGCCATTACAATCCGCAGCATATTATATCAACACAAGAACTACCAGCCAAGTAGAACATCTGTGCTATAGAACATATGTGCTACTTCCTGCCAATTAGAACATATGTCTCAGGAACTATTAGTCATGAATTAAGATTCAAGAATGTTACTGGTCTTGACAACTCAATGCCAGTATGATACAATATGATTACGATGAGAATATAACCACAACTCATCCGTGCTGGTGAAGTGGCAACAGCACAGCACTTTAACAAATGAATAGCAGTTGCAATAGTGCAATAATAAGATGCTATTCTATAAGGAGGACAAATGGCAAAACAGCCAACGCAAGAACCAGTCGCAGACGAATCAGTCGTATCTGAACCAGTCGCACAGGAACCACCTACCAAAGCAGAATTGATGGCCGGACTCCAAAAGGCACTCAGCGAAGGTAACTTCAAAGAGGTGACTCGTATCAGTCGGGAGATTGATAAGACAGCCAAAGCCGAGGAGAAGGCAGAACTGGATGCCAAGCGGGCAGAACTGGTAGCAGTTGAGAACACGGTCAAGGATGCCATAGTCGGAGTCATAACTCCACTTTATGATGCTGGGGAACTTGATAAGGCAGATGGCATCTGGCTATCTTGGGACTTTGGGGAGCAGGCACCTACCATCAGGCTAACAAAGACAGCAGCCAGAACTCCTAAAGCAGGTGGTGGAGGCACAGGCAAGAAGTTTGACATCAGTACTGACTCACTGCTAGAAGAGTTCGGAGACCAGATGTTCAATGAGGAGCAGAACTTCAAGCAAGCATATGAGTCCAATACTGACAAGAACTTCAGATATGGCATAAGGCAGAAGTTGCTGAAGAAGAAAGGCATAATCTGAACATCAGGACCAGATAAGAACAGGGAGTAGAAGTTGCCACTACTCCCTTTTCTTTTGCTCAGAATCAAGTAAGAAGTAAGAAGTAAGTAAAGTTACTTGTTGCACCATGCAACAGATAAGTTGTAATGATTGATAAGTTGAGGTATGACAATGCAACAGAAAGGTTGACATAGTAGCTGGAGTGTGATATAATGTATGTATAATGAACAATCAAAGTAAGAAGCCTAAATGCAGGTGTTATATCAATATGACCTACTCAAAGGCAGCATCCAAAGGAACTGGAAGGCTAGAAGGACTAAAGCCCTGCCCAGTACATGAACCTGAAGCATATCAACAATATCTAGAGGAGGAAGCAAATGTCAATCCGTCAAATGCTAAGTCCATCTGAACAGCAGCAGCTCAGCCAATCAGACAGGTCATATCTCAAGCGACAACTGGCTGAACATACAGCATTGAATCAACTACTCAATAGACCTATCAATCAGCACCTTCTTCACGAACTACAATGCATTCTGGATAGTAAGTCATTACCTAGACAGAAGCCAGGGCAGTTTGTGAGAGGGCAGATTAGCAGGTTAAGTGATGGTATAAAGAGACCGTGCATAGTTAGGAAGATGACAGAAGAGGAAATGATAAGATATGGAGTAGTATATGAAGAAGTTAGACAATCGTAATCAAGTGCAGCATCAGATAATTCATAATCTCATAGAAGCTAGCATCATCCTATCATCTGAATCTGATAAGTACGTTAATAATGTACTACGACAGCTAGATGATAAGGATTTACTAGCAGTCCTTACTGAATCACAGCAGCTTGCTGGTACTCAGGAACATATCCGCCAATATGTAGAGAACAAAGCACTTGAGCAGGTAAGGATACAGGCTCAGGCTATAGCCAGAGATTTCCTCTGTACTGACTGCTCAGATAAGAGATGCTTAACAGGCTCTATATGCAAGGCTTTTATTATGCTGACTGAGAGCTTTGCTTGGGAGATTATAGCTAGGAGAGCGGAACTAAACTAACAGGAGGAAGTTATGTGCTTAGATAAGAAGGGTAGATTCAAACCATGCAAGGTAGGATACAAGATTATGCGTCTAACAGAAGATGGAGATCTAGTGGGAGAGTATCGTAGCAGAGTTGAAGTTAGGAAGATAGGAACCTGGCTAGATGAATCAGACTTTAGAGATAGCAGTGAGCTGTATCTACTAACAGATATCAGTGACTCACAATATCCTCTCGGCTGGCATATTTACCATGATGAGAAAGTAGCTAGGGGAAGAGTAATTTATTCTAACAGTGTAGTTGTCAAAGTATCTGTAAAGGAGCATCTAGCTGTAGGCTATCAATGTAGTCGCAGAGTGACTATAGCTAAAAAAAATTAAGATAATAAGGATACTACCAAGTTTATGACCAGAAGGTTATCTCAGGAGAAGCAGCGTCTCAAATACTTCCTCTGGCTATTGATTCAGCAGCATCAGCCTAACTGCTGTATCTGCAATCAGCCTTTTGTCTATGAGGATATACTGCCACCAAGAGGTACTGATAACCTGACAGAACATCACCTTGACGGTAATCACATGAACATGAAGTTGGAGAATAGGAAGTTAGCCCATAGAAGATGCCACAAGAAACATCATACTAAAGATAATATACAGAAGAGAAGGGACATTAGTAGATGAGAGTCTGGGATATACCTGTTAGCCAACTATGTAACAAGCATCTCGTAGCTCAACACCATGAGATACACTGCATCTACAGCATCATAGTTAATAATAAGAAAGGCTTTGCTCATCATCCTGAAGTTATGAGATGGAGAGGGCATCTGATTGTTCTAAGATATATTCATACTCTTACAGTAGCTGAGATGAGAGGTAGAAGATTCAATCATAATAGTATGCTAGAAGTACTACCACTAGATAGTGAGCAATATCCTAAGCCTTGGCAGCCCATTGAGATTCAGAAGCAAATACTATTATCCAAGAATTGTGGATGCTTAAAGAAAGGAGGTAGCATGAACAAAACACTAACTACTATGCTACTCGAAGAGTCATTTCACTATGATGATATATCAACAGAGCCTACAATCTATATCTGTAATGCCAAGTCAGTATTTAAGGAATGGCTCAGAGCAGTCAGCATACCTCGACAGATGTCTGAGGAGTCAACTAGGCAGCTACTAATTACTTTAGTAGATGAACCATGAGAAACATTTATCCTTCCTCTAGCTGGAATCTACCTCCTACTCCTAAGCAATGTA